GCCGACTCTGCAGGTGTTCTTCCATATCCTGTGGCTCCGTATAAGGGTGCAAATGTATGAGTCTTAGCTGTTTGTCTAGACGTTGTTTGGCCTGCCTCCGTAATAACCTTTGCTGTGTACGAGTGAACATCAAATCCTTCTTTGACTTCTTTGATTGCTGTTTCATCTTGAGATAAGAAAGCTGCAACCCTGAATTCTAGCTGAGCAAAGTCAGCTTCCATAATCTTCCCACCTTCCCAACGTGAAACAAATACACGCTTCACAGGAAATGTATTTCCTCTTGGCATGTTCTGCATGTTGGGGTTGGAACCACTGAATCTGCCTGTTGCAGTGATGTGCTGATTCAATCTCACATGCAACATGCCATCATCTTTTATGAAAGCTGCAATGCCATCTACGAAATTGCTGAGGTAACTGTCCAGGGCTGACAGTCTTCTGAGCTTACTTAAAAACTCAGATGCCTCATGCATTTGCTTTGATATAGCTACCCTTTCAAGTATTTCGAGGTTGTCTTTTGATGTACCGAAACCATTGGCTGATGCCCACTTTGAATTGGGGGCTGTGAACTTGAGTCCTGCGACATCTTTCGTCTGCTCATAGATAAAGCCTGAGCCATTACATGCATTGCATTTCGTAGCCCTCTTGAATGCTGAACCATCTTTTTTAACTTTATAGATAGATCCTACACCAGAGCAATCACTACACTGTATAGCTTTTGTTTTATACAAGGTAGCAAAGTTCTGTTTCACTGCCACTTTAAAATCTGCATCAGACATGTAAGGTGTGATAGCTGATACCCACCTAGTCTTATCCAATGGTTTCCTACTATAAATAACCCATGACAATTGCTCAGGACTATTGAGATTGATCGGTGTATCACCCATAAGCTTATGCACCTGATCATTTAAATACTTCTCAATATCAGACTTCTCGGTAATGAACTGGTGTCTTACTTGTTCCAGTGCTTCCATGTCTACCTTAAACCCTGCCTGATACATCCTAGCAAGCACTACAGTGACTTCGTTAGTGAGATCCATAGTACCCACTAGCCCTGCATATTCAGGCTGCTGTAGCTTGTTCTGGATGGATTTGTAGATCCATTCAGTAGCACCTAGGTCATGGCATAAGTATTCTGAGAGTGTTGCATGGGGGATATCTCGTACTGAGATACCACGTTTGAGATAATCTTTGATGACATCTTGTTTCTGGACAGGGGAATTGTGTCTCATTGCCACTGATCCCAAGTCAAGGGGGTTAGTTATACCACGTAGTAAGATGTATTCACCTAACATTGTGTCGAATACTTTACCTGTGTACTTAAACCCACACTCCCAGAGCCACAGTAGATCGTGAGATATGTTGTGTCCTACAAGCAGGGTAGTTTTATTGAGAGCATCTTGTACACAATGTCGGTACTTATCAGCATTTACCGACATTTCCGAATGATCGAAGGTATAGACTTGTGGTTCTTGGTCAAGGTGCTTGACACCTACCATGACTAAAGTATTACCTTTCTCAAATGGATCTAAGTGTTTCTTTCCATCTCGTACTGTGATTGTGTTCTCAACGTCCAGTGTCGTAATCATCTTTACAGAACCCCTTCATGTGTTCTTTTCCCGCAGCTTGGCTTCAATGGCTCGGGCAAATCCCCATCGATCAAACCACTCTGAATTACTTGCATCAAACTTTTCGGACAGATAACCTAAATCTTGTATCTCCTCATCAGTCAGCCCAACCCATTGCTTTGGTGGTGTGGCGTAAAGTGGTTCAACCCAATTACCTTCCGTTGGTTTACAAGCAAATTTGTTTGATAGTTTTCCGTCAGGTGATGTAGATCGCCACGCCACTGGATCTTCCTTGTTCATTGCTCCCTCGCTTTCAACATAGCATCTGCAATTTTGTATGCGTTGCGTGAAACATCCCCTTCATGGCTGTATTTCTGCGCTATTGCTTGCATAGCCTTAGCTGCAAAGTAATCACGCAAAGTCATACCGCTATGGCCTGTTGCCGCAAACAGCGGAAACGCTGGGCCGCCTGTATCTTTGCTCATGTGTTCTTCTCCTTAAAAGCTTGTTCAAGAGCTCTCGCTACATCAAGCCATCCACCACCCTCAAGCACATCATCAATCGCCTCCCATACTTCCTCATCCGTCAGCCCAACCCATTCCTTCTTTTGTGGTTTGCTTGAAATACAGGTAACCGTATAAGGCCTGCCACACTGGCAACTCCATGCCACAGGTCCGTCTGCTGGTGTCTTTGCGTTTTTGTTTTCGCTCATGCTAAGAACTCCTTGATGGCCTCGTACACATCCGTGCGTCCGTGCTGGTCGTTTAAGCGTATGTCCAACCCGGCGTAGCGCATCTCTTTCTCAACCCATCGCAGAAGCGCATGGGCTTTATCTGAATCCCTTATGATCGCATCTCGCTCATCGCATACGGCTTCGTAAGCCTTTTCCCATACATGCAATCGGCGCAGTTCGTCGGCGGCTTCTCCGCATAGACCCGTGTGGCTGAATTGCACGTCAAGTTCTTCTAGCGCATCAGCCAGCACTAAGGCTTTGGGTTGTGGGTTCATGTGTTCTTCTCCTTCAAGAATTGCCGCACAGCGATGACCGCTCCACGAGATTAGCCCACACTTTGGACATAAAGAATCCTGCTGGCTCATGTGTTTTTACCTCTTAATTTAAGTTCTATATGCCTTGCATAGTCATGCAAAGTCTCGTTAGGTTTCCAATCCACTGCGCTGATCTCCTCATCCATCAGACTGACCCATTGCTTTGGTGGTGCGGTGTAGAGGGGCACTGTGTGGTGCAGGTCAGGACATGTCCGCACTTTCATGTCAAAATTTTGCAGGTCGAATGAATTGGCCCACGCCACTGGCTCTTGCTCTGTCTCAAGTGCTTGGCGCAGTGCGGTGATGGCTTGCTTTCTACTAACAAGCCCAGCATGACTTATTGGATCACTCTCCAAAGCCTCAAGCGCCATCTGCATAGCTTCTCTGCTCATAATTTACCCTCATCAAAATCAAACCACTCATGGATTTCATTCATTACTTCATTGCAGATGGATTGATTAATTTCGTAACGCTCAGGTGTAGGGTTATGCTTGTATGCTTGGTTGTGACCAAGTATCACACCGTTAACAATGCACCGCTCAAGTAATTGCATAAATTTTGGTTTCATTTCTTTATTCGCCTCAGCCTTGCAACAATGCCCACACCTCGGACACTCAAAGTCATCAAGGTATGACTTAGATTTTTGACACATGTTGTGATCACCACTCATGATTAAACTTACTCTCTGTAATTTACCAACACTTGTAAGCATTCCCACTGTCCCAAAGTGAATGAAACAACACGATTGTTTATGGTGACATCAAACCCTTCACCATTATGCCACTCACAGACTTCCATAAAGTCATCTGCATCAGCAAATGGATCGTATGGTTTAAGTTCAGCGAACTTGGCTTTTCGTGTGTAAGTATCTACAGTCATTCTTTAATTCCAAAAGTTTCCTTGATGTCATCTCTAATTTCTTTCAGTGCATTGTAAGTCCACTCACATGCAAGCTCACCGGATCGACTGTTACCTACAGGGATACGATAGGTTTCAATCTTATCTATACACTCCCTTGCAATCAACTCGGCAAACTTTTCGTGAAATTGTTCGTGCCAACCAATATGTCCATCTTCCCATATCTTGCCAGGAGGCTTGGATCGGACAGGTGGAGTATAAACTTCATTCACATATTCTCCAGCCTGTTCAGCAAGTTCTTTAATTCGTTCGTTCATGATTCAATAAAGATATAGAAGTTAATAGTACTATCAACACTGTTGGCCCACCGATCAAACTCATTCAGTGGACAGCTAATATCTACAAAGAAATCAGGGTATGCCCAGTAACGAAACCTATATAGACGATTACCTTTCTTAGCCATGGCACCTATCTTAAAGAAGTCACGGTCAACACTAAACCCACGCAGCTTTAACATGGTTTTGAATTGGCTAGGACTCATGCCCCATAGCCTATCACGATCAGGTTTTTTAGTGCGGTATTTAAATCTCATGATCTTTGACCCTTGTGTTCACTCTTCAACTCCTCCAACTTCTCGTTGTAGTAATCACGATAAATACCTGCACATATAAATCCTACTAACACTACAGTTAGGGCTATCAAAAGTAGCTTTGCATCTATGTAGGCAAAGATACCAAACAATACAATAGGCACTAGATACCCTAGCAATACCTTGATTGCGTACCACCTTGCTTGATTTTCAATACTTTTATTCATGAGAAGTACACTCCAGTGGAATAATCAAACTCAGCATGGATGATTCGGTGTATACCATTGATCTTATTCTTTACAATGTTCAAGTGTCTCTGCCCATCATCCCCATCTGTAGAGTCCTGCAATGGAGGATTACGTGCAATTAAAATCATTAGGTCACTCTCTCCTGCAAGTCCTGTCTTACTACCTTCGATCATGGCTTGAGATAGAACGATCTTACCTTCAGCCTCAGCAGATAACTGTGTGCAATAAACTACAAGACAACCATACATCTTCCCAATGTTTCTTGCATACACTGCATTGGCTTTAAGTACTGCAGGATCTTGAGTAGATGCCCCATCTTCAGCGAACTTAGATCCAATGTCAAGCACTACAATGTCAGGCTTGTGTGTCTTGATCACTGACTCTGCCCATCTCATGGTCTTACCTGTAGCATCTACAAACTTTATATTATCTTTTATGGGGTCATAAAGCCTGTGTGCCTGTGCCTTGTCAGCAGCTATCTGTGTCATGGTCATACCTGTAGCTGCTGTCATGTACCTACTAGCCACTCGCTCTGGTTTCTCTTCATTGCACAAGACTAGGATACGTGCTCCTTGTGATGCCCATCCATGGGGCGAGGCACATAAGGTACTGTGAAAGCTTGACTTACCTACGTTAGACCTAGCACCTATCACAAACAGCATACCGTTGTCTAAACCTTGCACTGAATTAAACAATGAAGGTATGTTAAATCTCCACTTAGTATTGCTAGCTGCCTTTTGTAGCAGGTTATCAATGCTATTGTCTACATAATTAACACGTATCTGTGGGGTGAAGTCATCCTGATAGTTATCAAGGATCTGTCTCAG